GTCGAACGAGGCCTGGTCCAGATACGAACGGAACGACGGCGCGCTATGGGCCGATATATAGCCTTCGATGGTGATATTAATCACCTGTTCCTCGGGTTCGCTATCGACGTAGCCGCTCACCATATAGCCGGTGTGCCACGGCTGAACGCCCCCGACCTGCGTGTTCGTCTCGTCACGAATGATGCGCCACAGTCGCGCGATGCGGCCTTGATAGATGCTCGGGTCGTTAATCGCGGCGAGCATGTCGGCGTCGAGCGATGCGATGCCACTGATGCGAACCGATACGGCTTCGGTGCCGCTCTCGGTGCTCGATATGTCGGCCACGTCGAGCATCTGGCTATTGATGCCTTCGAACGTGCGGCCGTCAAGGTCGGGGTCGCCCGAACCGCTAAAGCTGAGTGTCTGGCCCGCCGTGCAGCCGCGTAGCGGTTCGTCCGCAAAGTCCAGATAGATGAGCCATACGGGTTTAACGTCGCCGTCGAGCGCGGCGCTGGCAGTGCTGTCGGGGCGACTCATGGTCCGCTATCCTCGGCAAGATTGATAGAGACGCCTGCGACGCCGTTGCTATAGTTAAGCGCGCTAGCCGTGTCGACCGAACAGACGGGAATGAACGGGTTAGCCGTCTCCACCGTTGCATCAGTTGCGGGAATCTGCCCCAGCGCCGGGACGAACGCAGCCGTCGCTGTGCCGCTGCCGTTGGTGCGGAGGTCCGCGGTTAGCATGACAGTGCGCGGTCGACCGATAGGAACGGGCACGGTGAGGAATTGCCCGGCGAACAGGATGGTGGTGTTAGGGGTCATGCCCTTCAGCGGCTGGGTGTAGTTGCCCGTTCCGCCCGCGGCGACGAGCGGCATGGGGCCGATGTGGCGCTGACAAGGGAGACGCAACTTGAACCAATTGAGCACGCCCTGAAGGCCGAAATAGAACGATCGCCACGCGCGCTCCTCTTCCTCGGTCGCAATCTCGGGTATCTCTGCCGACGCTTGCCATGTTTCGGCGCCGGGGAGGCCGGTCTTGCGCGTGCGGCGCGTCCATACGGACTGGTTGCGCTGTGCCGGCGTATCGAACCCGAGCGCGGTGATGATGAGGCCATCCGGGGCAATAATTTCGCTCATGTTCGCGGTCGTCCTACGCGGCGGGTTGTCTCGCTAACGGCGGCGCGAACGATGCCGGGCGCGGTAGCCTGAACGGTGCGGATGGAAACATCGCCTGCAATGCTCGTGACGGTCGGCACGAACATCTCGCCCGCCGCAACCGCGAGTTGCACGATAACCGGACCGCTGTTGCCCGAGCCGCCCGGTCGCGCCGCTTGCGCTTGGCTGAGCGGAACCATGCGACCGTCGGATGCGGGGCGGAAATATTCTTGCTGGCCTTCGTTCACGCGGTAGAGCTGGCCGGCTGAGACGGGACCGCCACCTGCGCGGAAGCCGCGAAGGTCCATCCCGCCGCTCGTGCCGGTCAGCCCCGAGCCGCCCCCGAACACACTGGACGCGACATTAACCAACGAATTGACGATGAATTTCTGCACCGCGATACGGATAAGGTCGGCGATAATCTGGTTCGCCACGCTTTTGAACACGTCGCCGAGGCTGCGCGTCTGCATAATTACGTCGGTGATGCCGTCGCTCAGGGACGTTAGGCCGCGCGCTTCGATGTCTTGGAACGCTTCGGTCATCTGTTCGGCGGTAAGGTTCGACTCGCGGCTCAGGCGCTCTAGCGGGTTTTCGGTATCGCGGTTAGCGCGGTCCCGTGCGCGTGCTGTCTGCCCATCGAGCGCGGCGAGTAGCGCCTCCGCTTCGCGCCGACGGAGCGAACCGATTTTTTCAACCGCAATAATGCCTTCGAGTTTTGCACGCTGTTCGCGCGCGTCGAGTTCGATCATCTGAAGCGCGATGTCGCGGCGCTCCGAGTTCGTATCGGCCATGTCGTAGGCGAATTGCAACTCGTCGCGCTGAATATCCGCTTGCGTCTGCGATAGGCTGGCGCGTTCCTCTTCGGCCTTACGCATTGCCTCTGCTGCGATGGCGGCGCCGTAGAGAGACTGCTTGGCTTCCGCCACGATGTCGCCCTGCTCGTTAAGCACCGCTGCTGTGCCGTAGAGGGAGTTGACAATCTCCAACTGCGCTTGGGCTTGGTCGAGCGTCAATTCTTTGCGGCGAATCCCCTCGGCAATCTCGGCCTCACGTGCCTGGCGCTCCAAATCGAGCGCGTCTTTTTGCAGGTCGGCTCGCTCTTCGGTCGTGGCGGCAAGCTGTTCCTTGGCGCGAATTTCCTCCAACCGAAGCGAACGCAACTCTTGCTCTTCGCGGTAGGTGCGCTGGGCCGCCTGTTCGGCAAGGTCGGGGCCGCTACGACCCTTTGGAGTTTTCTTCGGTTTGCCCGCTGCCGCCGCTCCGGGAGGTCCGGGAGCGGGGCCGAGGTCAACACCCCGTTCAAACGCGAGCAAAGCCGCTTCTTGAACCGCCGCTTGACGGCGTTCCTCCGCACGCGCGTCGGCGATACGCTTTTGCAAATCTTGTATGACCGTGCCGCCAGCCGGGCGGAGGTACTGATCACGCATACCGGTGCGATTATATGCGTCAGCGCCACCCGCTTGCGTCAACTGGCGCTCAGCGTCGAGACGGTCGGCTTTGGCCGCAGCCGACGCAACCGCTGCTTGCTTCAGCATCTCAATCGTCGCCATAGAGATAGCCGTGGCCATCTTATGCGCTTCGACCGAGGCGCGATTATAGCTATCGGCCAGTTTGTCCACGCGGCCCGCCGCAACATCGCTGATGCGCGCGAGGTCTTCCGTTGAAACGCCTGCCGCCTGAAGGCGTCCAATCATCGTATCGAGTTGAGCGGCCGAGTCGGAATATTGCTGTTGGAGCGCTGCGGAAGCGGCGGCGGTCTGGGCCGACTCATAGGTGACATATGCAAGCGCGGCACCGATGGCCGTAATAGCCACGCCTACTGGCCCGCCAAACGCCGCCAGTAGCGAAGCTCCGGCACCGCGCGCCACAAGGCTCATCGTACCGAGCGCGGTGGTGGTCCGGACGACACTGGAGCCGTAAATGCCCTGAATAACGGCGCTCTCGGCCATCACGCTGTTAAGGAAGGTCTGTACCGACGCTGCGCGAGTCGTCGCAACGCTCTGCGCGATTGTTGCCGTCGTCGAAGCTGCAAGGGCGGCAACCCACCGAACTCCGATGGCTGCAGCAATAATGGCCAACGTAGGGATGATTGTGTCGAGATTATCGGCTAACGTTTTGATACCCGCCGCCAGCGCGACAGTTACACCGTTGGTCTGCGCGGCGCTCCCGACGTAAACTGTAAGGCTACTCGTCAGGGCTTCGAACGCACCGGACAACGTAAGCGTGGCCTTGGCCGCCTGCCCTTCCAACTGCGCCGACCCGGCCATGATAGCGTTGAAAAATTCCTTGCTCGTAACGGTGCCGTCGAGCACCGCCGCACGCAGCTTATTGATGTCCCCGCCGAAGCGCGCCGTTGCCGCCGCCGCCTGAAGCAGCGGGCGCAAACCGCCCTCGTTAATCTGATTATATTCCTCGGCCCGAACCACGCCGCTGGCGAGTGCCTGGCTAAGCCCTAGAATAGCCCCGCTCGCCTGTTCCGCGCGCGTACCCGTGATGAGCAGCGATTGCGAGGTGGCCTCAGTAAGCTGGAGGATTTGCGCTTGGCTCGCGCCAAATGATTTACCGGCGTCGGTCGCCTTGCCGTAAAGGTTCGCGAGCCCTTCGATATTCACGCCATACCGCGTGCTCAGGTCGAGCAGGTCCGACTGCACAGCCTCTAGATTCTTTCCCTCCAGCCCCGCCACGCGAAGCGAGTTTTGCAAGCGCGTAAAGCTGTCGATTAGCTGCCCGGTCGCCGCGACAGACACCCCGGCGGCCAATGTGGCCGCGAGACTTTTAAAGCCGCTGGCGATGCTCGCAGACGATCGGTTAAACTCGCTCTCAAACCGCTTCGTATCGTTGCGCATCGCCCCGACGCCCGCGCCATATGCTTGCTGTGCCGAGCGGATGCCCGACCGCAGCTTGCCGTCCCGCACGATCAGATCGGAGATTAATTCCTCGGCGACAACCGCCATCTTAGCGACCCCCTACGGATGCGGCGGCGCGTTTGGCCGCTTGCTGGATGGCGAGCGTGAGGCGCTTTTGCATATCGGGGCGGCTGGCGCGCGTGGCGGGACCGAGAAACGGACGCGCGGCCATGCGCGACGTGCCGGTTTCGAGCGGTGCCGCATAGGGCGCCGTAACCGCGGCTTGCGCATGGTTCCACGCGGGCATTCGCGTCTCGTGCGATGCGATGAGGTTGCCCGTGTCGTTGTTCGGCGGCTCACCCGGTGCGGACGGAACGTGGTTCTTGCCGCTCACCGCACCCGCTGTAATGGAGCGCCGCGAACGGGCGCGCACATCGTCCGCAGCGGCAAATAGCGCCGCCGATACGTCACGGCGCAATTGCGGCCCCGCGAAGCTGTCGAGCAGCTTGTTAAACTTGAGGGGCGGCGCCATGCGCGGGGTGTATCATGCGGCGGGTTGCGGGGTCAAGCCGCGCCCGCCGAAACATGGGCGGTTGAGCCATCGCATTAACCCCCGCGCCGCCGCACCCCGGACAAACCCACCACTCCAAGCCGTAGCGCGTCGAAAGGATCGAACCGCTACCGCGACACGCGCCACACAGCCTCACCGCGTCGGCTCCTTATTCTTAGCCACACGGGCCGCCAATGTCGCCTTAACCTTATCCGGGTCGGGCTTGGCGCCCCCACCGCCCGAACCGCTATCGGTATCGTGGCGATCGTTCCAGTTCCACGTCAACGCTTGCCACTCCCAAAGCGTGAGGCTGTGCGGGTCGACGCCGCCACACATCGCGCAATCGGTCAGATAGGCGGCGTAGTCGATTCGTCCGTCGCCGCGCTTGCCCGCCGCCCCCGCACGGGGGGCTTTGGCTTTTTTGGCGGGGTGTAACCTTCCATATAGACGCGCATGATGTTCGCGGCGAGCAACCAGCTAGGCTTGCGCGGCAGTTCCGCGACATAGGTCTGCACCAACTGGCGCGCGCGTCCCGCATCGACCGACGCGCCGCCGACGAGGGCGTGGTAAATCACTTCGGTTATGTCGGCATCGCGAAAGCCCGCCTCGACGAGCGACCCGTCGGCGATACTACCATCCGGCCCGACATATGCGCCGAGCAGCAAGCGACCCAAGATCGCACCCGCCGGGGCGTCCAGCTTGCGCTCCAGTTCGGCAATCTGCGGCACAGTGAGACGCGCGTTATATTGCTGGTCGCCTAGCGGGATGGGGAGGGTTAATGTGGTCATACCGCTGCGCTCTGGTACTTGCCGACCGCCGCCGAAGCAGTCTTAATCGCTTCCATCGTCGGCCCAGTCACCACATATGTTCCGCCATCGCCGAGCCCTACGGGCGTTCGGGTGCATGAACCGAGCAGTTCGCGCAAAGCGGAAAGTAATTCATTTTCGCCGCCCCGTTCATTCCATTCGCGAATCGCGTCCGCCCGAATAAACTCTGGGGCGCCCGTCGCATGACAACCGCATTCGACTTGCCAAAACGAATGAGCGCCGAGCACGCTATGCGCCACCATCAAAAATTCATCGGACCCGCAAAACGGACACGGCTTCAATTCATCCATAGCCAAACGCCTCCAATCTATGGGCGGTATAAATCGCTTGACGCGCTTGTCAAGCTGGGGTTACGGGTGGCGCTAGAAGGAGACGGACGATGGCATGGTGGAGCGGACGCGACGAAGAGTTTTTCACGAACGGCCCGTGCGACACGCGCGAACAGGCAATCGAAGAATTGTGGGGCGAAGGCGGTTACGTCATCGAAGCGGAAACGCAGAAGGTGTCGTTCCAAGGCAATCGAATGATCGCAGACCAGTATATGGACTGCGAGGGCTATTTTAGCGGCGAGCATGGCGAACCCGACCGAAAGGGCGATCACGTTGCCGCCGACGCCGAGTTGCAAGCGTTTCTCGACGATTGGGCGACTCGCTGGCAAGACACGTTCGTCGCGCCTGAGATGTTCGCAAAGTCCAGCCCTGCCGAGTTTATTCCCGGAACGGAGACGGTCAATGACTGAAGCGGCCCTAACGCCCGACGCCATGCGCGACCTCATCGCAGCCGTACGCGCTGGCGACATCGAAGCGGCCCAAGCACTCCTGCCGGTCGATCCGGTCACGGTGCGGGCGCGCGAGATATGCGGCCGTCACTTTGGCGACCCCGCGCGGTTCCTGCGGGGCGAGTGCGACGATGGGCCGCATATGGGGGCTGTTCGTGAGGCGATAGCGGCCGGTGCGATAACGGAACATGACGTCGATCGTCTCGCCCGTTCCGCGTGCTACGCGATGTGGAAGCATCACGATTATCTATCTGAAGCGGGCGACAAGCACCAAAATTTCATTACAATTCGCGCCGGTATCGCGGCAGCGGTCGGTCGCAGCACATGAGTCCCGCAACATACGCCATTCACCTGCTCGGCTATATCCGCGACGATTCGGCCGTCGCCATCCACGTAAACGCGAAGTATGATACGCGCGAGTGGGATGCCCCGCGTGTCGCGGCGCTACGATCGTCGCTGCCGCGTCAGACGCGAAAACAGCGCGATACTCCCGAGCGGTCGACGGCCGAAGCCGCGTGGGCGAGGATGTCAAAGCGCGGTAGCGATAAACTGCGCGATGCCATCCTCGCCATGCTGGCTAAGAGACGGTAACGGTATCGTTCGACGTTTTCGGCGAACCGACGCCGTAAGGATGCGTCTCGGTGAATGTGATGGTCTTGCTGCCCGTCGTTGCGAACGTGCCGCTGATGCTCGTGTTGTCGGGCGAAACGACCAGCGAAGTCGAATCGCTGCTCGTGGCCGTGACCACGCTGCCGGGCGTTGCACCGACCAGTGCCGAGGTCCAGAGCACGCCGTCGCTCGCCGTATCGGTCGTAACGGTGAGGTCCGCGAGCACCGGAGGCGGCACGTCGGTCCAGACCATGAGCGAGCCGGTCGATGCGAGCACCAGTTCCAGCGTCGCGAGGTCGTTTTCGGGCGCACCGATGTTGACCGCGGTGAACATGAACGTGCCGCTATAATAGCCCGCTTCGGTCAGACCGTCATCTTCGTAAACGACCAGGCGCACGTCACGCACCGCACCGCCGCGCAGCGATTCGACCAGCGCGCGGTTGTCGAGCGTGAAATAGCCCGACAGCGTGAGGTCTTCCTGCACGCCCGTCGCGATCGGCCGGCGGTTCGGCACCTGCGTTGGGTTGTCGCAGTCGCGCAGAAACCGGTCGGTCGTCTGGGTGGTGGTATTGTACGAGTTGACGAACATGCCGCAAATGGGCGTGAACACTTCGGGAGTGCCGCCATTGCCCAGTTCAAAGACAACGTAGCGGCCCTCGATTACGCTAGGAACGGCCATAGTTTAAACTCCCTTCAGCTTGAAACGGACCCTTGGAACGTGACGAGGCCATGCCAAGCCGTCGCTTCGTCGGTATCGCGGATAATTTGCGAGCGTTGCCACACCATGCGCCGAATGCGCGCGGGGAATGGCGCATCGAGCGGCAAGCCCCGGCCATCGAGCCGCGCCACAACGATGCGGTTAAGGTCGGCGCACCCGGACTCATCGCCGCCTTTGGCGAACGTGTGGATAATGACATCGAACGTTGCGCCCTCGAGACACTGCGCGCGGAGCGGTGCGGTGTCGCTATTACCGACCAGCACGAACGGCCACGTCGGGTTGCTCGGCGGGTGCGGCCCGTACACGCGGGCGATCCCGGCCGACTTGAGCGACGTAACGAGGGCGCGCCGGATGAATAGTGCGCTGTCATTTGCCATCGTCGTCGCGGACGGTCATGCGCTTCGGTCGGGTCGCATCACGCACCGGCTCAACCGCAGCACCCGCAGCGGCGACAACCGCGCGCGGCAAGGTCATCACCATGCCCGCTTTATATTCGGTATGGGCGCGCGACGGCCAGCGATGCCGATAGTCGGTAAGAAAACGATACTTCATGCGCGCGACCGTAGCATAGCGGCGGGGGCGGGCCTATTGACGGCGGGGTCAGGGGGCGGTAGGGTTGGCGCCAGCGGGGCGTTGCCGCGAGGCTAACGCTTAAATGACCGTCGTACAATACGGTGCCCGCCAATGGAGATAAAGAAATGAATGACGATCGTGATCCCTTCGACTTTGCACCGAATAGCACCAACGGGAGCGGCGAGGATTATTACGACCCGTGGTCCGCAATGCGCCTCCACTGTGGTGGGTACGGCAGCGAGGTTGACCTAGACATCATCCGCGTATTGCGTGCCATCTCCGTCGGTTCGCGCAACTGCATCGAGGGAATCGACGGGCCAAAAGCTTACGTCACCGACATCGCTCAAACGACCGGGCTAGCCGAAAAACACGTTGAGTTGATCCAATATATCCTCTGCTCTGCCGATTGGTGCGACTACGGCACATCACCGCGCGGCTGTTTTCCGAATTGGGATGGTGATTTTGATGCGCTTATCGCGGCATGGGAAACTTATTATGAAAAGCAATGGGGCGAACCCGTGCCGCTATAGCTACTTAGGCGAGCCCCGACAAACCCAGTGGCTTGTATCAGCCGAACGATCGACGCTAGCGATACGCCAGCGCGCGCCGTCCGCATCGGTCGCCTCGTCGTCGGTCGTGGGCTCGCCGCCATATGCGAGGATGATCAGCGCAACGTCGCGCTCGGTATAGCCCGCCGCCTGGCGCATCCGCTCGGTGCAAACGTCGCGCTGCACGCGGATGGCAGTGGCGGATGGGGCGCCCGAGTCGCCTGAGAATACTTCGGTCACATCGCCGTCCGGGCCTTCCGTTCGGATGCAGACATGCAGTAGCCCGGGCCGATAAAGCGCGGGCATCACGCTGGCGAGCGCGGACGATATGATGGACTCTAGGCTCATGGCGCGGGTGTAGCACGCTGGCGGTGAGATAGGTATTGACGGGGGCGTCAACCCGGCGTATACGAGTCGCATAGCAACGGAGATGATGAGATGACCTACAAAGCCCAAGCAATCGCGAAACATCCCGGCGCCCACGCGAAACGCGAAGTCGGCTACGGAACGACCGTTTACGACGCCAGCGGCAACCGCATGGCGTGGGCGCCCGGTCCGCAGGAAGCGTGGCGCATCGCAGCCGGACAACCCGCTCGGAGCGTCGCGGCATGAGCAAATTTATCATAACCGACGCCTTTGGCCGCGTATCGAAGGTGGGAGCATCCACGATCGACGCGGCTACCTGCAAAATCGAGCGCACCGGCAAGCGAAATTTGTTCGGTATCGAAGGAGGCGGGAAAGCGCGTTTCTTTCTCGATCGCGGCGCTGGAGTGCTTTGGCAAATTAGCGCTCGAACTGCGGCGAACGAACTAGCTATGGGTGGTTTTGAGAAATGAGTGCTCGTCGATCCTATGGCGCGCAAACTCGGTCGGTTTCACCCAGAAGCAAATGCCCCGATTGTGGCAAAAAAGGTGTCGGGAACGTCTCAACCGCTCGAGGTTTGCCGACTCGAGATTGCCGGTATTGCGGCTATCGGACGACCTTTCGTAACGACCGCTGGACTTAGCCGCTACTGACCGCCCCGACAGTGCGGCAAACCCCACAACGGCGCGTCCTTAACGAACGGGCTGGTCCCGACGCCGCCAAGCCCCGCGCAACCGGCCACGACCATCGGGCCCGCGCCACGGTAACGCTTGCCGAGCGCGAGCAACTCCTGCCCGTACTGGGTCGCCCCGTAACCGCCCGCCGATGCCCAATTAGCCACGGTGAGCGACAGGGTGCCGCTCCGAACGGATTGCAGGCCCCCCGCCGCGAGCGTTGCGCCCTGCTGGCTTGGGTTCAACCCTTCGATCGTCATACGGTGAGCCGCGAGCAACATCACGGCGCGCGTCCATCCGGCTCCCCAGCACTCCGCCGCGCCGAGGTCGGCCACAGCATCGTCGAGGAAGGCCGCAACGGTCGCATCGGACAGCGCGGCGGCCCACGTGTAGCGGGCTTTAAAATCGGCCGGCGTCGGGGCGCCGTTACACGCCATCGGCTCGCACCGTCTCGAGCAGCTTGGCGCGGCCCATCTTGTGACGCGGTTTCTTGCCGGTGACGACTTCATAGAGTTCGCGGAGTTCATCGTCGCTCATGGCGTCGAACGCATCGGCGGGCGTGTCGGCGCTGGTCACGTCGAACAGCCCCGAGCGATCGACCGCCGCGAACGTCGCGTCGTCCAGGTCCATCGGTTCGGTCGTGGCGCGTGCGCCAATGCGGACCTTTGCCACGGTTTGCGGGCTGTTCGTGCGGTTTTTAAGGATGTAAAGTGCCATGGCGCGGATGCTAGCACGGTGCGGTGCGATGGGCTATTGACGGCGGCGTCAACCGGTGCTAGTGATTCGTTATTGAGAGAGCAAACGGAGTGAATGAGATGACCAAGACCGCAGCCGAACTTAGCGAAATGCGCGCAGCTTACGAAGCCGCCGATGCCGCTGGCGACACCGAACTCGCCGACCGTCTTTATATCGAGTTTGCCGACGCTCGCCGTGCCGGTAAAGAAGTCGGCCGTACCGATGTGGTCGGCCAAGTCGGTTTGGTTCCCTTCGGCCAGAGGGTCGACTAACGTGGCCACCACCTACCTAGTCCGTAGCGCCACGGGCCTCCCAGTCGCATCGTTCGATATGGTCGAGCGGGCGCTGGCGTTCCGCGACGATCGGGCCGCTCGGGGCGTGCGCGTCACCGTATGGCGTGTTGAAACGAAGGAGACTCGCTGTGACGGATGACCGACTCGCAGAGCACCGCCGCGAGCAAGCGCGCCAAATGTTGAACCGTCGGGCCGCGGAGTTGCGGCGCGAATATTGGAAACGGAAGGAATGGAAATGGAAGGCTCAGTGATGGGTTGGTCGATCGACATCAACCACGAAGAATCGATCAGCGCGATGCGGGGCGAGCCGCCCGTCCGCGTGGTTCTTACGGGCGCTGATTGGGGAGAAATCAAAGAAGTCTACGCGGCTATGCTGGAATCGCTCGGGGTGAATCCATGACCGCCCCGCACATCCTGGCGCTGGTCGCGCTGGCCGGCGTGATGGGCTTTAGCGGCTGGGTCATCTGGACGGAGTTGCGGAAGTGATGTAAGATGGCGGGCTATCCCGAAGCTACCAACGACGGGACGCCCTAACCATCACGAGGTGCATCGCAATGGCTGACGAACCCCTAACACCGCTGCCCGCTATTGTCACGCGGAAGGATGCTCAGGCCGCTGGGCTTAAGCGATACTTTACGGGCGTGCCTTGTGTGCGGGGGCATGTCGCGTACCGGTCGGTTTGCGATTATGCTTGCTTCGAATGTCATAAGATAAAGATGAAGCGGCAAAAAGATGAAAACCCCGATAAGATGAAGCGGCACGCGGAAAACCGCAAACGCAAATATGCGAGCGACCCAGCTATGCGTAGAAAAGCGGTCAAACGGGCGACTGCGTGGGTTGCCGAAAACGCGGATCAGCGCAAGCAATACGGCAAAGACTATTATGATGCTAACCGCGATCGGCTTTTAGCGGCGTCGAAAGATTTACGAGCCATAAAGGCAGAAGACCCAGCTTGGCGCGAAAAAGAGCGCGCCCGCAATCGCGAGCGACACAAGAAAAACCCCGAAGAGAAACGATCCTATGTCCGCAAACGACGGGCGATGATCCGCGGTGCCGAAGGCCGCCACAACGCGAAAGATATTGCGCGCTTGCTCGAGGCGCAAAAGCATCGGTGCGTTTATTGCCCGACGGACCTGCGAGCCGAAGGCTACGAGGTCGACCACATCGTGGCGCTATCACGGGGCGGGTCGAACTGGCCGAGCAATCTTCAGATTTTATGCAAGCCGTGCAATCGAAGCAAATGGTGCAAAGACCCTCTCGACTTCGCAAAAGAAAAGGGGCGGCTGTTATAGGCCGCCCCTTGAAAGGTTGTCGGGTTAGGGGGGTTTAGCTGACTACGACATCAACCGTGCTAACCTTGCTGCCCCAGAGGCCCAACGTTTCGGTCATCGTGATCGTCACGGTGCCCGCGCTGGCGAAGGTAGCCGAGAGACCAGCATTGGTGCCCGTCACGGTGACGATCGTGCCATCCGAAGCCGATGCGGAGATAACCGACCCGGCGGTTTCGCCAGTGATGGTCGAAGTCCACGGGGTGGCCGCCGGGGTGGCAGTGTCCGCAAGGGTCAAGGTGGCGAGGACCGGCGGAACCGGCGTGATGCCATCAAGATAGCGCAGAGCGGGGCGCTTCAGGTCGAGCGCGCCAATACGGCCCAGACCCGGGCTTGTGAATGAGAAGGGTCCGTCCTGATAAACCGGGAACAGCCGCCACAGCATGGGCATTGGCAATTCGAGCACGTTCGCGCTATTGCGATATGCAACGGCACGACCGCCGCCCGCAACACCGATCGTTGCCGCCGAGCTAAGCGCCGGCAGTTCGCGAATGGTGAGTGCCTGACCCGTGCGCTGCGAATAGACGTTCGCCGCCTGGATCATCTGGAGGATAGTCTGGCCCGGTGCGCTTACACCATAAGGCGTCGTTGCGATATAGCTGTAGGCCGCCGGGGGCAGCAACAGCGTATCGGCGAGCACGTTGGCGATGACGCCCAGCGAACCGTTCTGCGGCCCCATGAGCAGCGCGTTCACGTCGGCCATGATTTCTTCGGGCGTTTTATTGCCCGTGCCGTCGTTCAGCACCCATGCGGTCGTCGGTGCGCTCGTGCCGTTCGCCGCAGCCGCAACAGTGAACGCCTGAGGGTGGTTGATAAGACCGCCCCAGCCCTTCACCGCATCGCCGATCAGCGCCGTTTCATAGACGAACAGGTCGGCAGCGAAGCGCGCAGCTTCGGCGCGGCGCGTGGTGAGCGGGAAGCCCGAGTTCTGCGCCTGGCCGAGTTCGCCGATGTTCCACTGATAGCCGACCGCATATTCGGCGTAACCCTGCGCCAGATATTCAACCGTCACGTCGGCGAGCGGAACGTCCTTGCTGAACGTCGACTGCCAAGCGGCGCGGCCGGTATGGTCCATAACGCCGGTATAAGCGATCGATGCCCATTCAGGAATATTGGTATTGACGGGGATCAGCCCGGCAAGGTCCATCTCCGGGTATTCGATCGAATACATCTGCGCGTTGATAATCGCCGCCTGCTGTCCCGCATAACCGAGAAACGCCGGGGCATCGAAAACCTTGTTCATGTCGTGGGCTCCTTATGCCGCGGGAACTTGGCGACGGAGACGAATGGCGACCGGGTTGCCCGCGACCTCCGTATCGTCAAATTCCGCGCCGGGGATGAGGGTGCCGCCGCTCGATGCCGACTGATAGCCCTTGAGCGAGGCGTTCCAGTAAACGGGCGTGCGCTTGGTGCAGGCGGCGACCGCGAGGCCGAAGATGACCCCCGATTCGAGCACCGGCACGTTGAAGCCGCGTTCGTAAAAATCACCACTCAGGCCGAACGTATCGGCTTCGGTGATGCCGCGAAAGTTGCCCGAGGTGAAAATGGTGATCTGCTCGCCAACACCCGCGTCCTGCACGGGGTAGGCGGCGCCGACGACACCGCTCGCGGTCGGGTGGCCGGTAAAACCGTTCCACTCTTCCATGTTCTGGCGACGACCGACGATGCCCTTCGCGGGCGTCAGGTCATAGCTGGTTTGAATCATCGGCATTTCTTATGCTCCTTTGCGGTTGAAGCGGGCGGCGTAAGCGTCGAACGCCACAACCTCGGCATCTGCGATGGGTTTGCCGCTGGCGTCGGTGAGCGCCTCGGCGGTTGCGCCCTTGCCCGACTCAACGATACCGTCGAAGCGAGCGGCGATATAATCGTCCGACTTGCCCGCGGCGACCGCATCGCCCAGCTTAGCCGCAACAGCCGCGCGGCGAATATCGGCGGCGGACTTGCCAGCCGTGTCGCCCAGCTTGTCGCCAACGATCGCACGGGCGCGTGCAACGACTTCGGCCTTTTCGTCGGCCAGCTTGTCGATCGCCGCCTGGTCGGGCGCGCTGGCCTTCAGCGTGTCGATTTCGGCATCCTTGGCCGCCAGCTGCGTGTCGCGCGACGCAACATCCGTCTGGAGCGCAACGATCGTGGCGTCACGGTCGGCGATGCTGGCTTGCAGCTTGCCGATGGCCGCTTCGGCCGCGTCGGTGACGAGCAAGGGGAGCCCGTCGAACGTAATGGTTTTCGTGGTCACGTCTGGACCCTCCTCTTGCGTGGTTGGGAACGAGTCCCCGATGAACGTTCCCGCTCGCGGGTTCGCTACGATGGCGATATGATTGCCAAGCATCTGCCCGACCATCATGCCGTCATATTCTTCGCCGCTATCGGTCACGCCGGGGGTCATATCGACCTCGACGGCGTAACCGGCGCTCAGGCCGCGCTTGCCCGTTTCGACCGCGCGGATGGCTTCGGCATCGGTGAGCATGAGCGGCACAACGACATGTTCGCCGTCGCGCTTCACTTCGCTACCCGAAAAGCCCCGTGCGAGTTGGCGATAATTATCCGGGCCCACATCGTCCTGCGGATGGTCGAGCGTGACGGGCTTATAAGCCCATGTCGCCATCGACGCTTCGCTAAAGACGGTTTCCTCGGGGCGATAAATGTTCAGGACCGCTTTATCTTTGCGGCCCATCTCAAAACCGGCGTATTGATACATCCCTGTCCGCGCGATACGGGCCTCGGTCACGAGGCGGCCGTCGGGGAGGCGCTTAATCTCGCCAGTGGTCAATTTATCGGATACGCACAGTCGCATGGCCGGACTGTAGCGCCGTGCCGTGCGATTGGCTATTGACGGCGGGGTCAGGGTGTGGTGGGGTGGCTGGAGAGGAGATATTGAGATGGGCGAGCCGCTTACCGCTTGGCTGATAGAGCGTGAAAATCGAGGGCTTGAATATGCTTGCGGGCACGGGTGGACTCGCGATTACCGCGAAGCTCTGCGGTTTTTAACTGAAGCCGACGCGGCGAATTTCGCTCAACGCGCCTATCATATGCGCGGTTTGCCGTCAGGGGGCGAATATTTCGACTGGCAAGATTACACGCGCGTCGCAGAACATAGGTGGGGATAATGGTTTATATTACTCGATCGTATCGCTGTTCGAAATGCCATAAACGGTTTTCTGATTTTCGTGCGGCAGAGCAATGCGAAATCGACCATATCGTTAAAGAATCGGTCGATGCGTTTAAAACCGAATTTGATAAAATCGTGAAAGGGGGCAAAAAAGGATGAGTTGGCCGGACGACCTTTATCGCGGCATCCCGATCCGCCGTAACGAAACATGGCCCGACTTTCTCAGCCGACGGGAAGAGGAACGGCGTTGGGCGCCTGTTCGCCCTCCGCGCATCACTCAACCTGTTCGGCCGTAACTTCCTCGCCCTCGAGACGAAGCCACATTTGTTCCGTACATCCGCATGCGATAAGCTCGCCCGCCCGATCGGCAGGAGGGGGCCGCAAGCCCGTTCGCTTCGCTTCAGCCTCGCTAGTCGCGTAATGCTTGCCGTCCCGCGCGAGATGTTCGGGCCGATAATTCACCTTATGGCTCGATCGCCACACAAATTCCGCGATTTCCATTTCGACGCCGCGAGCGCGCGTGAGAGCCGCGCTCAGCTTAGTCGTCTGGTCCGCAGCGATGTTATTAGCGCGCCGGCGGCCAATCCCGCCAACTTCGGCGAGCCGCTTGCCCAACTCGCGGGGCGGCATACCTGTGCGGAACCCCTCGAAAAACACGTTAGCGATACGCTGGCGCATATCCTCCGATACGTTGCGGATGAGCGACGTGTTCCAGGCGACCGCCTCGCCCACGGTGGCGCGCACTTCGAACGGGCTCAGCCGCGTGGTTAGATCGACATTGGCCGCACTGAGCGCGCCCGCGATGACGCGATTGCGGTGCCATTGCTCCACGCCCGCCGCCCACACATCGAGCGCGCCGCCCGTAACGGTGATGTTCGCGACGAGCACGGCAATCTCATGGCCAAGCGCATCGGCCGCCGATTCATAGTCGGGCAAGTCGTCCGTGCGGCCCGCGCGGTAGGTTGGGGCGAGTCGATCGCGCGCGCCGGTCATCCATGCGTTGACGACGAGCAGATAGAGGCGGCGCAACTGTGCGCGCTGCGCTGCGGTCGGCACGATGTTGGGCAGCGGGCGGGAGCGTCGGACGCCAGCGGCGCGGGCTAGGGCGGCGAGGTTAAAGGGCACCCGCAGCCGGTCGCTTATGGTAATCCTGTCGCGCGACCGATAGCGCATAGCCGAACGGCAGGCGATAATAGTTGTGCCATTGGCCGCGCGGATTGGCCGTTAGCGACATGAAACGATCGCGCCACGACGGGGCGGTAACGTATGGGTTACCCTCGCGATACAACTGCGCACGCCCTTCGCGGGCTTCGGCGCTCCACATTTGCTTCGTGATGCTGAGCGACCAATGCCACGTCAGCGAATCGCGCGGATGAAACGATGCTAGGATCCGTTCGCCATTGCTCGACTTGGACCAAAGCGACAGCCCGCCGACGCGCAACAGCGGGAAACCCCACGATGCGAGATACTTGCGACTAATGAGCAATTTGAGGGGGCCGAGGGTTAGATAATTCCGCATGACAATCTCCGCGCTATGAGGGCGGCAAGGCTAGCCCACGCTGACCAAACCGTCAAGCCTCTGGGGGCTGTCCGAGCAACTCGTCCGCCTCAGGCTCCTCAAACTCCCCAGGATCGCCCTCCGCGTCCAGCCCCGGCCACATATCCGACTCGGCCATAGCGAGACGCATCGACGCGGCCAGATCGTCGCCGTCGATAAGCCCGGTGTTGGCAATCGCGACGAACGTCTCGGCGCGCTTCTTTTCAATGTCCCACTTCTGCGTCTCGGTCATCTGGCTAAGCGGTGCGAAGCTGAAATAGGGCACCTCGCTCTGCCCGACGTTCGCCGCGATGAATGGGTCGAGCCGCTCGAGCACGGGGCGCAATTCAATCTCTTGCTGCGACGATACGGCTTTCTCGAAGTCGCGCTGTTCGCTATCGCCGCTCGCGTTCAGCCCGCCCGGCGACATGCCGGCGAGCCGCGTGTATGGGATGTCCGTTTCGGCCGCCACGACGGCCTTGAACGCCGCCATAATCTCCGGGTAGCCCGAGAAGCTAAGCTGGCGCGTTTCCCACTTGTCGCCGGGGTTGCGGTCTGTGCCATCCCCGCCGTCGAGCAACCGAACGTTGAACATCGACTGCATCAAGCTGGCCGATGCGATGCGCTTGGTTAGCTGCTGTTCGCCGTCGCACGATAGCAACAGCTGCCCGAGGTTGGGGATGCTGATCGTGTCGGCTTTAATTTCCGGCAGCAACGCCGCGATGGTCTGATGCACCAAGTCGCTATTGCTCAGCGCGCTCCACAGTGACGTAAGCAGTGGGTCGCCCCAAAAGCGTTGCTCTTGCATCGGGTCGGGGTGCGCCTGGCCGATCAACGGAATAACGCGGCTCGGATCGACCAGCGTGCTGTTACTATCGGTCAGACGATAATATTCGGGCTCGCCATAGAAGGGGCTCGACGGGTCGCGATCGAGCGTCTCGACGCGCAACTGGTCCGGTGTGAGCAAATGCACAAACGATAGGTCGCCCGGTCGCAGCATGCCGGCGGTAATCGGATCGGACGGCGCGCCGCGGTTGATGCCAAGCAGCAATGCGCCGCCGCCATACAAGCGCGCCTTCTGTGCGAGGCCGCGCAGTTTGGGCCATA